CAAGAGGACGAGGTAGACGGTCAGAAAGTCTTGCGCCATGTCCTTGATCGGGTTAATCTACTCGCGAACGTAACAGGTGGCAATCTGACTGCAAAAGGCGTGGCTGGCAATGCCAAATTCCCTCGGCGCATTCAGGTCAACAAAAACGGCAACCCAGTGTTTGCGATATATTCACTTCAAGACGGTGACGTACAAACACCTCACAACGTATGGCAATAAAGGAATAAAGCTGATGGCTTTCAAAGGATCAATCACAGGAACGGGCGCAACTGACGCTTTTAACGGCAAAAATATTATGTTTTCGCTGGATTTTACGGGGACGGCTACTGTATCGCTTCAAGTTGACCTAATGGGGGATGGTACATGGCTCGATGACACTGAGTTTACGGCGGATGCAATCAAAGTTATTGAAGGGCCAAGCGCAATTTACCGTTTCAACTGTTCTGCTTACACAGACCAAGTTAATTACGTTGTAGCGGGTGCAAACTAAAAACTAATTCGCACCAACCTGAAAGGGAGTGCATACAATGGCAGCAAGAGGCAGAACCCCAGGTTTCCAGATGGGAAACGCACATAGGGTTAAAATACAAAACAGTAATATTCTCAATGCTTTGATTGAACATGCTTCTGGTGAACGAGAAATGTCATCAACGCAAGTTTCAGCAGGGCTAGGGTTACTCAAAAAAGTAATGCCTGATCTATCCAGCGTTGAACTATCAGGCGAAGTAACTCTTTCCCATGAGCAAGCCCTTGAACAGCTTAAGTGATGAAGAAAAGGAAATTCGTCTTAAACTACGGGATGACTTCAAACACTATTCGCAAAAATGCCTCAAGATACGGACCAAGGGCGGCGAGGTTGAGCCTTTCGTTCTAAATGTTGCCCAATTGTATTTGCATGACAAACTAGAGGAACAGCGCAAGGCAACTGGTAAAGTCAGGGCGTTGGTCCTTAAAGGCAGACAACAGGGCATTTCAACTTATATCGGCGGCAGGTTTTACCATAAGGCAACGCACACTAAAGGGCGGCGGGTCTTTATCCTTACGCACGAACAGGAAGCAACAAACAACTTATTCGGCATGGTTGAGCGGTATCACGACCATTGCCCAAAATTAGTAAAGCCAGCAACAGGCGCATCAAACGCTAAAGAATTGTATTTCTCAGGCTTAGAAAGCGGTTATGCAGTTGGCACGGCTGGTTCTAAGGCAGTTGGTCGATCACAAACGGTTCAATTGTTTCATGGATCGGAAGTTGCGTTCTGGCCTAATGCTGAAACTCACTTTGCTGGTGTTGTTCAAGCAATACCTGATTTGGACGGAACGGAAGTAATTCTTGAAAGCACAGCTAACGGGGTTGGTGGTGAATATCACGAACGCTGGCAGCAAGCGGAAGCAGGAATAGGCGATTACATTGCTATTTTTGTGCCTTGGTTTTGGCAACCTGAATATGCCAGGCCAGTGCCAAAAGACTTTTCTTTATCCGATGAGGAATTGGAATATAAAACCGCTCACGGATTAACTAACGAGCAGATGGTCTGGCGCAGGGCTAAGGTTGCGGAGTTGAAAGACCCGCTTTTGTTTAAACAGGAATATCCAGCCACAGCGGCAGAGGCTTTCCAGCTTACAGGCCATGACAGCTTTATTAGTTCAAACGATGTTTTAACGGCTCGGAAAGCTGATCTGGAAGGCATCGGTCCTTTGGTTATTGGTGTTGACCCTTCAAGGTTTGGGGATGATAGGTTTTCGGTAGCATGGCGCACAGGGCGCAAGGTTTCAAAGACAGAAAGCAAAACCAAACTAGACAATGTTGCGGGTGCTAACTGGATTAAGCAAATCATTGACACAGATAATCCAGCGGCGGCGTTTATTGATGTTGGCGGGGTTGGTGCTGGTGTTTTCGATATTCTTAACAGTTGGGGCGATCCATACAGCAAGATATGCAAAGCAGTAAACTTCGGTGGATCACCTCAAGACGATACGATCATTTTAGAAAACGGCGAAAAAGCGCCAGGACCAAAGAACAAACGAGCAGAGATATGGATGCGCTCCCGCGATTGGTTAAGAGAACCAGGCGGGGCAGACATTCCAGACAGTGACACGCTTCAAGCTGATGCTTGCGGCCCTGCTTATTATTACGATGCTAACCAGCGGTTATTGTTGGAAAGCAAAGAACAAATGCGAAGGCGCGGCGTTAGATCCCCCGATGATTGGGATGCTATCGCTTTGACGTTTTCAGAACCTGTTGTCGAACGCAAGTCAAGGGCAGCACAACACAGGGCGCATGGCTCTGGCGGTTGGATGGGATAATCAATGAAGCATGATAAAGATAAAGATTCCTTGCTGAAATCAGCAAAGGACGCTTTCGAACGCGCTCAACAAAATGAAGAAGAAAACCGCCGTATTGGTATGGAAGATTTGCGTTTCGGTCGTAATGGCGAACAATGGCCTGATGAGATTAGAACCCAACGTGAAAAAGAAAATCGCCCAATTCTAACCATCAATAAACTCCCTGCTTTCATTCGACAGGTGGTTAATGATGCCAGACAGAACAAACCAGCGATTAAAGTGCATCCAGTTGATAGCGGTGCAGATCCAGCAACAGCAGAAGTTATCAACGGTCTAATTCGTAACATTGAGCGTTCATCCAAGTCAGACATTGCTTATGATACTGCTATTGAATGCGCGGTGTCTAATGGCTTTGGTTATATGCGTGTTGGTGCTGATTACGCTTATGACGATGCGTTTGAAATGGATATAACGATTGATCGTGTATCTAATCCATTTAGCGTATATGGTGACCCTGACAGTACATCGGCGGACGGTTCTGATTGGGATAGTGCTTTCATTGTCGAACGTCTTTCAAAGGCGCAATTTGAAAAACAATATGGCGATAAGGCTAAGGTCGATTGGGATAATACGGCTTGGGCTGAGGCTGGTAACGATTGGAAAAATGACGATGGCGTTCTTGTCGCTGAATGGTGGACCCGTGAAGATAAAGCAGAACAGATTTACAAGGTTTCTGATGGGCAGGAAATCAGGGTATACAGTCAAACCCAAATTGACGAAGATGAAGACATTGCAGGGCTAATCCAAGCTGGTGCGTTAGAGATAGTAAACCAGCGCGAAGTTATGCGTAAAAAGGTTACTCAGCACATTATGACGGGCGCTGAAATCCTTGAAACAAACGATTGGTCTGGTCGGTATATTCCTATCATTCCCGTTTATGGTGATGAATTTGATATTGAGGGCGATAGAAAACTTCGCTCATTAATCCATAACGCTATTGACGCGCAGAAGATGCACAACTTCTGGCGCACAGCGTCAACTGAATTGGTGGCTCTTGCTCCAAGGGTTCCTTATATTGGCGAGGAAGGTGCGTTTGATGTTGACCCTAATGGATGGGCTACAGCGAACACAAACAGCCATGCATATTTAGAGTATTCAAGGGGAAAACAGCCTCCACAAAGGCAACCTTTAGATTCTGGCCCCGCTGGCGGTGCTATTCAGGAAGCCTTAATGGCTGCTGATGATATGAAATCCATTCTAGGCATCCACGATGCTTCACTGGGGGCTAAATCAAACGAAACAAGTGGACGCGCAATTCTTGCCAGACAGCGCGAGGGCGATGTGTCTACGTTCCATTTTATTGATAACCTTTCACGTTCTATTCGCCATTTGGGTAATATTATTCTTGATCTTATTCCGCACTTTTACAATGAAGAACGTACAATTCGCGTCTTGGGTGAAGATGGAAAACAAAAAGAAAAAACTGTAAATTCAAAAACGCCACAGCCTGAATTGGATGAGAACGGCGAACCATTATTAGACGAACGCCAGCAAGCGGTTATTGCATTGCATGATTTGACGGTTGGTAAATATGATCTGACTGTATCAGCAGGGCCATCATTCACCACAAGACGCGAAGAAGCCGCATACCAAATGACAGAGGCGCTTCGCAACTTCCAAATGGCGGCTCCTATTCTATTGCCGATGATTGCTAAAAACAGCGATTGGCCTGGTGCTGATGATTTAGCTGAAAAGTTAGAGGCACTGGTTCCACAGCAACAAGACCCTAACGCAATGCCTCCACAGGCTCAAATGATGATGCAACAGCTTCAGCAAGCAATGGAGCAAGCGCGGCAACAGATTCAAGCCCTTGGTCAAGAGAATGAGCAACTTAAACAAGACCGCTCGATCAAGTTGGCTGAAACTGAAATCAAAGAATATGACGCTGAGACAAAGCGCATGAAAGTTGAGGCCGAAACCAATCTCAAAGAGGTTGAGACTGAACTTAAAATTGACCAACACTTAAACCCCGCACCAACCGATCAAGGAGTGCAACCATATGACTATTGAGGAACTAAACACAGGCGGCGAAGAAACAATAGAAGAAACCGTCGAGGATGAAACCCAAGAGGAAGAAACTCTTGAAGCTGTTTCAGATGATGACAGCGAAGAAGATGATCAAGAAGTTGAGTTAACCACTTGGACGGATGACGATGGCAATGAGTGGGAAATCCCTGCTGCTATTTCACCAGCATTGATGAAGAATAAAGATTACACCACCAAAACGCAGGAAGTTGCTGCGGCCAGAAAAGCCTTGGAAGATCAGCAAGAGCAATGGAGGCAACAGCAACAGCGTGATGAGGAAGACATAAAACTTGATAGTGAGTTATTCAGTGTTGAAAGCGAACTAGCCAAGTACACGAATGTAGACTGGCAAACTCTTAGACAGAATGACCCAGATGCAGCAAGCGGCCATTTTCAGGATATGACGATGCTTAGGCAACGCCGTGATGAATTGGCCCAATCTAAGCAAGGACGTGTTCAAGAAAAGTCTCAAGCCGCCCAACATGACGTTGCAAAGCGGTTCGAGGAAGCTAAGGAATGGGCAGTCAAAAATATCCCTAATTACGGGCCTGAATTGCTCACAAAGCTGGATGAATATACGGAATCAGTTGGTATCGACTCGAACACTCTTAGGAGCAATATGTCACCAGCTTATATACGTATGATTTATGATGGTTTTGTCGGGCATCAAATCAGGTCAAAAGCAGCCAACAAAACGCCGCAAAAATCAAATGTTACACCGTTGAAACAGATCAAAGCGAAGTCAACAGGGACCAACCGCATCGACCTGACCACGGCAAGTATGTCTGATTATTATAAAGCGCGTAAAAAAGGAGTTGGCGGCTAACACCCTAATATAAATATTAGGCATAAATCACCCTGTTTTTAGCGGGGTTTTTATGTCCAGCCATAGGAGATATAAATCATGGCTAACAATCAGTTGACTGCCGATATCATCACCAAAGAATGTTTGATGATTTTGGATAATGAAACCGTGATGGCTAAAAAAGTCCACCGCGCACATGAAGCAGAATTTTCAAAGAACGTGAACGGCTATAAGGTCGGGTCCACTGTTACTATTGAACGTCCTGCTGATTTCACTGTTCGTTCTGGTGCTACTGCATCAATTCAGGATGTTGTGGAAGGTTCAACCACTTTGGTAGTGGACACGCAAGAGGGTATTGATTTCAGCTTCACTTCTGAAGAATTGACGATGAATATCAGCAATCTTTCCAAGCGCGTTCTTAAGCCAGCAATGGTTCAACTTGCTAACTCCGTTGATGAAAAGTTGATGGGTCTTTATGCAAGCGTACCATCATGGGTTGGAACACCAGGTCAAGCAATTGATGCCTTTGCAGACTTTGCCAAGGCTCCTGAGCGCATGGATGAATTTTCTAACCCACAGGAAGGCCGTTGCGGCGTTCTTTCACCATCTGACCACTGGGGCTTGGTAGGTTCTGGAACGACACTTTACGACAACACAATCATCAAACCAGCTTACCGTGATGGTGACACTGGCATGGTTGGTGGTGTCGATCTGTATATGTCGCAGAACGTGCCAACTCATACCGTTGGCATTGCTACGGGTACCCCGCTTGTTAATGGTGCTTCGCAAGAAGTCACATATGCAACAGCAAAGGCAACATATACTCAAACCTTGATTACCGATGGTTGGACAAACAGCCAGACTGGTATTTTGAAGGCTGGCGATGTGTTTACGATTGCTGACGTGTATGCGGTCAACAGTGTCACAAAAGCAACATTGCCGTTCTTGCGTCAATTCGTTGTTAAAGCCGATGCTGATTCTGGTGCGTCTACTGGCCCATCTACACTGACCATTTCACCACCTATCATCACATCTGGCGCACAGCAGACCGTTTCTGCTTCACCTGCTGATGATGCGGCGATTACGGTTCTGGGTACAAGTTCAACTGGCTATCGTCAGAATATGGCGTTCCACAAGAATGCTTTTGCTCTTGCAATGGTTCCGATGGAAATGCCAGCGGGTGCAATCGGCGGCGCTCGTCAATCATATAACGGAATGAGCGTTCGCGTTCAGCCTTACTATGATGGTGCGAATGACGTTTCCAAATGGCGTTTGGATATTCTCTATGGTGTTAAAGCCATTGATCCACGCCTTGCGGTTCGCATTTCAGGTACTGCTTAACATTAACGATCGGGCGGGGCTTTGGCTCCGCCTTTTCTTATCGAGGTATGATATGACAAAAACAGTAAATGACGTTGTGACCCATGCCTTGACGGTGCTTAAAGTTGTTTCGTCTGATCGTCCTGTAACGCCAGAAGAATTAGCAGATGGGACAATCGAATACGCGGCTTTCCATGAAGTTATTATGAAAGACCTTGCAAACGCTTATAATATGCGTGGGCGGGTTTGGTCATATGATAGCGTACCAGATAATCTAATGGCGCACGTTGCCAAGATGCTGGCATTTGAAATGATTGATATGTTTCCCGTTAACGCTGAGACATACCAAAAGGTAGAACGTGGCGCTATGAGAGCAAAGTCAAATCTTCATTCGGTTCTAGCTAAGTCAAAGAAATCAACAGACCGATTCCCTGATTTTCCTGTGGCATCAAAATACGGATTGGCAACAGGGACTTTTAACTCTTGACCAACGTAGCTATTCCACTTCGCTCTAATCCTGGCATTGTTAAAAACCAAGGTTCTGCGAAGATAATCAACTGCTATGCAGAGCAAGGCGGTGGCGATCAAAAATCACCCGTCGCGCTGGTTGCTTGTGCAGGTCAAAAACGGTTTTCATCAACCACTAGCAGCCCTTGTCGGGGCATGATCTATATTGAGGAAGCTGAAAGCGATACAGGCCGCATTTATTCAGCGAATGGCTTTGGGCTTTGGTCTATCGAGGAAGATGGCACAAAAACAAACATTCAGCTTATTTCTGGCAATACAAGTGTATTCTTTGCAAGAAACGATGTTCTGGCAGTTGATTGCATCATGGTATCCGACAACAAAGCCTATGTAATTAAGAATAATGCAGCCACATACAAAAGTTATGATTTCACGCCTTCTGGTGTGACATTCTGCGGTGGATATTTTGTTTATTGGGTTGCAGACGGTGCTAACAAGGGCAGGTTTTACGCGTCTGGCCTTTCCAGCACAGAAGTTGACCCATTGTCCTTTGCCACAGCAGAAGGCGATCCAGACGGGCTTACAAAGGCTCACGGTTCAATCAACACGCTCTATTTAATCGGTAAGCGCACAACGGAGATATGGTCTATAAACGGCGGCGCTGATTTTCCTTTTTCCAAATCAGGGGCGCATCTTCGCTTTGGGTCTGACAGCCCTCAATCAGTGCAAGATTTCAATAACGGTGTAGCTTGGGTTGGCAATGATAATCTGGTTTATTTCGTATCGGGTTATGATTACACCACTTTGACCAAGGCACCTGATGGCGAAACTCACGAAATTACGCGATTGATCGAGGCGGAGGCGGACAAGTCCAGCATTGTTGCTTTTACCTATCAAAGATCAGGAAACAAGTTTTATTGCCTTCAAGGCACAGGGTGGACAAGGGAATATAACGCTGCTTCGGGTAATTGGCACGATAGGCGCACAGGGCCTTTTAATCAGTGGGATAGTATTTATGCAGTCAAGGCTTGGGGCCGTGATATTTTCGGGTCTAGGACAACTGGTCAATTCAGTGAAAATGACACGACTTTAGGCACTGAAAATGATGGCGTACAAGTTTGGGGCTTTGATACAGCATTACTCCACGCCCATCCAAAAGGCCTACAATTCGATAGCATAGATTTCAATATGGAAACGGGCGTTGGCAATGCGTCAACGGTTGATCCGTTAATGATGTTGGCATGGTCAGACGATGGCGGCAGAACTTACACCAGTGAGCGTCATTTAAAGCTAGGCAAGCGCGGCAATTCAAATCTAAGGACTAGGGCGCAACGGCTCGGCAAAACAGGCAATAAGGGGCGTTCTTATCGCGTTAGGGTTAGTGACCCAGTTGTAAGGTCTATTTCATTGATGGACATAGAAGCAAGCGCGGTGGATCTATGACAAAGGTTATCATTCCTCAAATCGGGGATTTTGTGGATGGTCAGAAACTAACAGAACAAGGTCACAAGTCTCTAAATGAGCTTTCGGATAAAGTGGACACGCTTGAAGGTGTCGCCACAACAGATTTAACAGAAACTGTATCGGAGTTGGAGACTTCTGTCTCTGAGGTTCGATCTTTAGCGGAAATAACGCCAAAAATAGAAGTTTTTGAAACTGGCGAATTAACATTCAAGCCAAATATAGATGACTTCAAAATTCTCAATATTACTTTTGAGGGTTCAATAGATTTATCAGCATCAACACCGACGTTAATCGTATATAATTTATATGACGAAACAGCACAGATTTATAGATCAACAAATTCGGCATGGGTTAATGTTAGCGGTGCGCCAGAAATAAAAATTTCAATGACACAGACATACACCGCAGATGAAGTAAAATCTCTGCCGGGTGGCTATGTTGGCGTTGTCAATACCCGTGGAACACTAGTAGGCACTAGATGGACTGTTCACAAATACAAATAGGAGCATAACATGGGCATTTTTGATGCATTCTCAAACCCTTACAAAAGTTCTGTAAAACAGGCCAAAAAGGGGAAAAAAGACTTTCAAAAGGCAATGGCTGTTGCAGACCCATTCTATACGCAGAATGTCAATTCTGGAATGAATGCAAATGCCACTCTTGCTGATTTCTTTGGCCTGAATGGGCAGGGCGCACAGCAATCGCAGTTTGATAATTATTCGAACGGTCCTGGCTTTCAATTCATGCTGGATAAGTCCAATCAAGCTATTGATCAGTCTGCCGCCGCAAGAGGCATGTCACAGTCTGGCGCTGCTTTGAAGGCTTTATCTAACAATACCCAAGGCATGTATAATCAAGGCTTGCAACAGCACTACGCTAATTTAGGCGGTATGCAGCAGGGCGGATTTAGTGGCGCGCAGGGATTAACTAACAACGCTAATACGCTTGCGGGGCTTCGTATGCAGCAAGGCCAAGCACAAGATATGAATAGCCAAGGTGCGTTTCAAAACGCAATGGGCGCTATCGGCACTGGTGCAAGTCTTTTAACTGGAATGCCTATGGGCGGCGGCGGCGGTGGATTCGCGTCCATGTTTGGCGGCGGCGCAGGGCAGATGCCAACTTATGGCAGCGGTCAAGTTAATCCTTGGGCTATATATTAAGGAGTTCTGAATGAGCAGTTTATTCACAGACGCATTTGGCGGCGGTTGGGCATTGGGCAACAAGATCAATGACACCCGTATGCAAGGCAAACAGCGCAGAGCAAGCGGCGTGTTATCGCAGATGCTACGTGGTGGTGACTTTAGCGGGGCTGCTGGTTTAATGGCTCAAAACGGTCAGACAAACGAGGCTTTACGGGCTGCACAGATCCCATTGCAACAGCAAAGGCTCGATCAGCAGCAGGAGTTTGCACAAAATCAGTTTATGGATAATAGCGCATTTCGCAATCAGCAAGCTGATTTCCAGCGCCAAAATACAATGCGTGATGATGAATTTAGGCGCATGGCGTATGAGCAAGAACAAGCCAATCGTAACCAGCCGAATTTACCAAATGGTTATATGTTTGAAGATCCAGCCAATCCTAGCGCGGGTGTTAAACAATTGCCTGGGCTGCCAACTCATAAACCATCGCCATCTTCGCCACTAGGCAAAATCCAAGCTGATTTTGAGGCTGGATTGATTGATCAGCAAACACGTGATGCAGCCTTGGCTAAAGCCACAGCGGGAAGCAATGGAATTACGGTAAACCCAGACGGGACAGTCCAAATCGGCGGGTCTGGGAAGGCGGCAACAGAAGGACAGGCCAAAGCGAATATTTACGCGACAAGAGGTGTTCGCGCTAATGCCATATTAGATCGTTTGGAAAACCAAGGAACGGAGCTTTCTCAAGCTTTGATTAGTGGCGTTCCTATCGCTGGTAACTACATGACAACGCCAGCTTACAAACAATATGAACAAGCGCAACGCGACTTTATCAATGCCACATTGAGACAAGAATCTGGCGCGGTTATTGCAGATACTGAATTTGACAACGCTCGAAAACAGTATTTCCCTCAGCCTGGCGATGATCCGCAAACGATTGCGCAAAAGCGTCAAAACCGATCTACCGCAATGCAGTCAATCCGTGAGGCTTCCGGCCCGTTTGCAATCAAAGGCCAGATGAAACAGCAAGAGCCTATCAATGTTCCTTCGCCTCAATCCGCTGGTAAGACCCGCGAAAGTGCAATCCCTGTGACAAGTGAGCAGGAAGCCGAAAACCTTCCAAGTGGCAGTTTTTTTGTTATGAATGGCAGAGTTGGGAGAATTAAGTAATGCCTATCGAATGGCTTGACGAACCTCAAAAATCAGTGAGCGGAAGGCCGCTTTATGACGACCCGAATGGTGGGCAGTCAGGCCAAAATTCAAAAATTGAGTGGCTTGACGATGACGCGATCAATGAGCGAGTGGCACAGGCCCATGATGCAAGCAATGATTTGCAAGTCGGGCAGGGTGGCATACTTCCAATTTCATATCTTCATAGAAGCGGGAAAGTCGAAGATGGCACACGCCAGTTTGATAGCAATGCTGGCATTCTAGGTGTTATGAAAAACGCGGCGGCTTTACCTGGTGATGTTTATTCGGGAAAAACACAAGTATTTGATGAAA